GAATAGATTTAATATATGTAAGATGCCCCGCCAGACGGGTAAATCGACTACTTGTGTTTCATATTTGTTACATTATGCAGTATTCAACGATAATGTCAATATAGCTATTCTGGCAAACAAAGCATCCACCGCAAGAGACCTACTTGGAAGATTACAACTTGCTTATGAGAATCTACCAAAGTGGATGCAACAGGGTATTATATCCTGGAACAAAGGTAGTCTAGAATTAGAAAATGGCTCCAAGATTTCATCTAACTCTACTTCTTCATCTGCTGTCCGAGGCGGATCCTATAATGTCATCTTTCTTGACGAGTTCGCTTTCATCCCGAATCACATTGCTGATGACTTCTTTGCCTCTGTTTATCCTACTATTTCTTCTGGACAAAGCACGAAGGTAATTATCGTATCCACGCCACGTGGTATGAATCACTTCTACCGTATGTGGCACGACTCTGAACGTGGAAAGAACGAATATGTACCTACAGATGTCCATTGGTCAGAAGTACCTGGTAGAGACGCTGTTTGGAAGGAGCAGACGATTGCTAACACTTCAGAACAGCAATTTAAGGTTGAGTTTGAATGTGAATTTCTAGGATCGGTTAACACACTAATTAACCCATCTAAATTAAGAAATCTTGTTTATGAAGATCCGATAAGAAGAAATGCCGGATTAGATGTTTATGAAAATCCAAAAGAAGAACATAATTACTTGATGACAGTTGACGTTGCTCGTGGTTTGGGTAATGATTATTCTGCGTTTATTGTTTTTGATATTACGGAGTTTCCATATAGAGTAGTTGCAAAATATAGAAACAATGAAATCAAACCTATGCTATTTCCTAGTGTCATTAATGAAGTTGCAAAAGGATATAATAATGCTTGGTTGTTAATTGAAGTTAATGATATTGGGGATCAGGTAGCAAATATTCTACACTTTGATCTTGAATATGATAATGTTTTAATGTGTGCGATGAGAGGTCGTGCTGGTCAATTAGTTGGATCTGGTTTTAGTGGTAAGAAATCTCAACTTGGCGTGAGAATGACCGCTGCAGTTAAAAAACTTGGTTGCTCCAACTTAAAGACTTTATTAGAAGATGATAAGTTACTTACAGTTGATTATGATATTATATCTGAACTAACCACTTTTGCCCAAAGGCATAATTCATTTGAGGCAGAGGAAGGATGTAACGACGACTTGGCAATGTGTCTTGTCATTTTCTCTTGGTTAGTTGCTCAAGACTACTTTAAAGAGATGACGGACAATGATGTTCGTAAAAGAATTTATGAAGAGCAAAAAAATCAGATAGAACAGGATATGGCACCATTCGGTTTTATTCTTGATGGATTAGATGAATCAACATTTGTCGATAATGAAGGAGATAGGTGGCATTTGGATGAATATGGTGATAGATCATATATGTGGGAATATCAATAAATGGACCTAGATGATCAACTAGAAATTGAGCATTTATTATTTTCAGAAAGAAAGTGTAGAGTCTGCGGGGAAACAAAGGATTTGGTTGATGGTTTTTACTTAACCCGAAAAAATAGAAGTACTTTCCAATCTGCATATTCTTATGAGTGTAAAGAATGTACAAAAAAAAGAACTACGGCATCTAGAAAAAGAGTAAATAAAATAATTCAATGGGAATATCCTGATTGGTAGATGTTCATGGATGGCTTCCCCACTGAAAGAAGTCTTTTTAATAAATATTTCTAGAATAATTCTGGACTTGTAGGAGAATAAAGATGCCGCTAAATTTAGCATCTCCTGGCATTGTAGTAAGAGAAGTTGATTTAACCGTAGGTAGAGCTGATGCTACTAACGGTGCTGTTGGCGCTATTGTTGCCCCATTTGCAAAGGGTCCTGTAGATGCTCCAACTTTAGTAGAGAATGAGTCAGACTTACTCAAGTACTTTGGCGAACCATACAGTACTGATAAGCATTACGAGCACTGGATGGTCGCTTCATCATACCTGGCGTATGGTGGTAATTTAAGAGTCGTAAGAGCAGATGATGTAGAACTTACTAATGCTTTTGTTGGTTCTGCCAGCAGCATTAAAATTAAGAGTTTAGAAAACTACAATCAACTTGGATATGATGAAAACACCATTACTGGTGTAACCTTTGCTGCTAGGAATCCTGGTTCTTGGGCAAATGGTATCAAGGTTGCTACGATTGATGCTAAAGCAGATCAAATTCTTGTTGGAGTTTCAACCAATACCAACTTAAACACAATCGCTGTTGGTTATGGAGTAACTCAAGCAATTTCAGCAACTCTCCCTGGTAACGGAACAACCTCAACACTTGATGGATATTTAAAAGGTATAATTACCCAAGTTAGTGGAACTAATGTTTATGTAAAAGTTCTTTCCCACGTATCTGCTGCAGGAACTGAAACTGAAGTTGATTACAAAACATCTGGTGTTTATGCGTTTTCAAGTTCCGGTAGCGTTGCCATTCATACTTCTGGCAATTCAGTTGCAACTGGAACGACTTCATACACATCACAACTTGATTGGTTTGATCAACAGTCAATCACTCTAACTGGTTCATCGATTGCCTGGAATACAATTGCAGACAGACCTGCAACTTCAGCATATGCTGCTGCTAGAGATTCAAGATTTGATGAAATTCACGTTGTTGTAATTGATGCTAACGGTGGTGTAACAGGAAACGCTGGAACAATTCTTGAAAAGCACTTAAGTCTTTCAAAGGCAAAAGATGCGGAATATTCTGTAGGAAGCACTGCATATTGGAGAAAATATCTTGCTAATGTTTCTCAGTATGTATTTGGTGGATCTGCACCTTCTGGAATCACAACCACAGGTTATAGTTCATCTTTCACACTTGAGACCGATATTGGATGGGACCAAGATGCAAGTGGAGTAACTTTTGCCGCAGCTGGATCAGTTACAAATACTTTAGGTGGCGGTAAAAATTATGATGGCGGAATCGATGTTACTTCATCTGGATCTTTAGCTTCAACTCTTTCCAAGTTATCCGCTGGATATGATCTCTTCGCTAATACTGAAAATTATGATATTGATTTTCTCCTGATGGGATCTGCAAATTATGCTAAAGAGACTGCTCAAGCACTTGCTAACAAGTTAATCGCAGTTGCTGAAGAGAGACAAGATGCTCTTGCATTTATTTCTCCATACAGACTTGCATTCCTGAATGATTCATCTGTCGGAACAGTAACTGTTAACTCAGATTCTGATATCACGGATAATCTGATCAGTTTCTATGCACCTGTAACTTCTTCAACTTATGCAGTATTTGATAGTGGTTATAAGTATATGTACGATAGATTCAGCGACACTTTCCGTTATGTTCCTTTAAATGGTGATATTGCTGGAACTTGTGCAAGAAACGATCTAAACAACTTCCCATGGTTCTCTCCTGCAGGAACTTCAAGAGGTGCAATTCTGAATGCAGTTAAACTTGCTTATAATCCAAGCAAGACTCAGAGAGATAAACTCTATTCAAACAGAATCAATCCAGTAATCTTCTCTCCTGGAGATGGAATCATCCTCTTTGGTGATAAGACTGGATATGGTAAATCATCTGCCTTTGATAGAATCAATGTTCGTAGACTGTTTATCTATCTTGAAGATGCAATCTCTGCCGCTGCTAGAGACCAACTCTTCGAATTCAATGATGAAATTACAAGAACAAACTTTGTAAACATCATCGAACCATTCCTCCGCGATGTTCAATCTAAGAGAGGAATTTTTGATTATGTCGTTGTTTGCGATGAGACAAATAACACCGCTGCAGTCATCGACAATAATGAATTTGTTGCTGACATCTTTATCAAACCTAACAGATCAATTAACTTCATTGGTCTGACCTTCGTTGCCACCAGAACTGGTGTCTCCTTTGAAGAAGTAATCGGTAACGTTTAATTAACTTAGAGGTATTCAAAAATGGCAACTAGAAATCAACTAAATCCACCCCCACTAAGAAAGATTACTGACTTCAAGAGTAAACTGACTGGTGGTGGCGCTCGCGCCAATCTATTTGAAGTTGAATTATCTTTCCCAAATGCAGTTAGTGTTGATGGGTTGAATGATATTCTGAACAAGGCAAGATTCCTTGTCAAGGCAGCAAACTTACCAGCATCGAATGTTGCTCAAATTGAAGTTCCTTTCAGAGGAAGAGTACTGAAAATTGCTGGTGATAGAACCTTCGATACTTGGACCATCACAGTTATCAATGACACTGACTTTGCTATTCGCTCCGCTTTTGAAAAGTGGATGAATACAATCAACAGAGTTTCTGATAACACTGGTACTACCAATCCAGCAGATTATCAATCTGATGCATTTGTCTATCAATTAGATCGTAGTGGAGAAACTTTAAGAAAGTATCATTTCTATGATGTTTTCCCAACTCAAGTTGCTCCAATTGAACTTTCATATGATGCTCAAGGTATTCAAGAATTCACTGTTGAACTTCAGGTTCAATGGTGGGAAGCAGTGAAGGGTAATGGTCAAAATGCTGGTGGTGAAGACATCAACTAAATAGTGTATAATAAAAGATAAAAGATTATACTATGGCAAAACTTTTTGGTTTTTCTATTGAAGATAGCCAGAAAACACCACCTTCAGTAGTATCCCCCGTTCCTCAAACCAATGAGGACGGGGTTGATAATTATATTGCTAGTGGTTTTTATGGACAATACATTGATATTGAAGGTGTATATCGATCAGAACACGATCTGATTAAAAGATATCGTGAAATGGCTCTCCATCCAGAATGTGATGGTGCAATTGAAGACGTTGTGAATGAAGCACTTGTTAGTGATCTTTACGATTCTCCAGTAGAAATTGAACTTTCTAATTTAAATGCAAGTGACAAGCTTAAAAAAGTAATTAGAGAAGAATTTAAATATATTAAAGAAGTCATGGACTTTGATAGAAAGTGCCATGAAATTTTTAGAAATTGGTATGTTGATGGTAGAGTTTACTATCTAAAAGTTATTGATGTAAAAAATCCTCAAGCAGGCATTCAGGATTTAAGATACATTGATCCAATGAAGATGAGATATGTCCGCCAGGAAAAAAAGACGGATAGAAAAAATCTTGTAAATTTAAGTAGACCTGGACAAGATACTCAAGTAGTTGAACCAGAGATTGAAGAATATTTCTTGTATACACCAAGACCAAATTACCCAACGGGAATGATATCTGGTGGTGCTGGTAATAAGGGTGCGGTTAAAATTGCTAAAGATTCTATTACTTATTGTAGTTCTGGTCTTGTAGATAGAAATAAGGGAACAGTGCTTTCATATATGCACAAAGCAATTAAAGCACTCAACCAGTTGAGAATGATTGAAGATTCTCTTGTCATCTATAGATTATCCCGTGCCCCAGAACGTAGAATTTTCTATATTGATGTTGGCAATCTTCCAAAAGTAAAAGCGGAACAATATCTTAAAGAGGTTATGTCCCGATATAGAAATAAACTTACTTATGATGCGAATACTGGAGAAGTTCGTGATGACCGCAAGTTTATGAGTATGATGGAAGATTTCTGGTTACCTCGCCGTGAAGGTGGTAGAGGAACTGAAATCACTACACTTCCTGGCGGTCAAAATCTTGGAGAACTGACAGACGTTGAATATTTCCAGAAAAAACTTTATAGAGCACTTGGAGTTCCAGAGTCTAGAATTGCTTCTGATGGAGGATTTAATCTTGGTCGTTCATCTGAAATTTTAAGAGATGAACTAAAATTTGCTAAATTTGTTGGACGTTTGAGAAAAAGATTTGCTCAAATGTTCAATGATATGTTGAGAACGCAATTGATTCTCAAGAACATTGTAACCCCAGAAGACTGGGAAGTTATGTCAGATCATATTCAATATGATTTTCTCTATGATAATCAATTTGCAGAATTAAAAGAAGCAGAACTTCTGCAAAATAGACTTGGACTTCTTGCCACTGTTGAACCTTATATTGGTAAATATTATTCAACTGAATATGTAAGAAAGAGAATTCTTCGCCAGACTGATTCTGAAATGATTGAAATTGATGAACAAATTGAAGATGAAATTAAGAATGGAATCATTCCAGATCCATCTCAAATTGATCCAATTACTGGACAACCATTACCACAACCAGGAGAAGGTAGTGGTATGGAAGGAATGGGTCAAGATGTAATGGGTATGGGTCAAGTTCCTACAGAACCGGATTTAGAAGCACAGTCAGCAACTACTGATGCCCAATCTCAAAAAGACGCTAAAAAGGCTGAGATATAAATAGAAAATATAACAACTAATTTTTTATGGAAAACGTTATCGATTTGATTGCTACTGATTCATCTCCAGCTGAAATCAGTGACGCTATTAAAAGTCTTTTGTATTCAAAAGCTGCCGAAAGAATTGAAGCTGCTAAACCAATAGTTGCTTCTGGTATGTTTTCTGAAGATGAGGTAGAACAAGAAGAGGATCAAGAGGAATGACAACAAAAATTTTAGCAGATGAGATAAATTTACCCACAACAACCGGTGCTGCTACAAGTTTTAGTGCTGCAACTGTTGTTCGTTTAGTAAATACAGACACTGCAAAACATATTATAACAATCGTTGAAACTCAAGGTGGAACTGGAATTGGTTCAATTACGATGCCTGGAGGATCGGTTGAGCAAATTGTTAAAATAGCAAGTCATTGTGTCTTTGCAGATAGTGCTCTAGTTAGAGGAACAAAAGTAGGTTTTACAAATTAAGAAAATGAAACTTATCACAGAAGAAATTTCAAAAGTAGAATTTATCACCGAAGGTAAAGGATCCACCAAAAAATCCTATATCAAAGGTATTTTCTTACAAGCAGAACAAGTTAATCGTAACGGAAGAATGTACCCTCTTGCCATTATGGAGAGAGAGGTAAACCGCTACAATGAGAACTTTGTTCAAAAGGGTCGTGCTCTTGGTGAACTTGGTCATCCAGATGGACCAACTGTAAACCTTGATAGAGTTTCACATAAAATTTGTGAACTTAATAGAGATGGCAATAACTTTATTGGTAAAGCTCAACTTCTTGAGACTCCAATGGGTAAAATTGCAATGTCTTTAATTAAAGAAGGTGTTTGTCTAGGCGTTTCTTCTCGTGGTGTAGGTTCACTTAGAATGACTAATGAGGGTCATAAAGTTGTTGGCGAAGATTTCATGCTCGCAACTGCTGCTGATATCGTTGCCGATCCTTCTGCACCTGACGCTTTTGTTCAGGGAATTATGGAAGGTAAAGAGTGGGTTTGGGAAGGAGGAATTCTTCGTGAAAAACTTGCCGAGCAAACTCAAAAAAGAATCAATACTTTAGTTGATCAAAAAAGACTTGAAGAGCATAAGTTGAATCTATTCAACGAATTTCTATCAAATCTATAATTTATAAATAAATATAGATTATATACAAGAATCTAAACAAATGTCCGTTGGTAAAAATTTACAAGAAATGGAAAACGTAGTAACCAAAGGAGCTGCACCTGCCGAACCAATGCACAATTCGGGCATTGAGTATGAGGATTTAGGTGGTCCTACTCCAGAAAACAGCCGTCCAGATGACG